TTCAATATCTTACTGGTGGAACAGTTTTAGCTGCAACTACTGCGGATTGGACTGCGGCCCTTCTAAAATTAGAAGATTATGATTTAAATGATATTATATGTATGTCTGGAAGTGAAACTATTCATTTATTAGTACAAGATCATGTTGACAGAATGAACGCTGTAAAGATAAAAAAATATAGACAAGCTGGATTTGGTTCTGGTAGTGCTATAAATACAAAATCTTTAAGAATTGCAGAAATGAAGTCTTTAAATTCTGCTTATATAGAATATTGTGTAAGTCCTTTTAAGAGATTTGATTATGTTAACAATGAGGTCCCAACTTCAGATTTTTCTCCGTATTATTTATATCCAATGGTTGCAGGTCTTAGATATGCAAATAATGTCGGAATGGATGTAGTCTTTAAATATTTAAATGTTCTTTCTACTCCTGAGATTAAAAAGAGAGATCAAGAAGATTACGCAGCTGCTGGAGCAACTTTAATTCAAAAAACAACAAATGTAAATAATATTACTCAATTTGAAATTAAGGTAAATAATACTTCTTATCAAGGAAGTCAAATAACAAGAACTAATCCTTCAGTTGTTTATGAAATAAATGTTCTTACAAAAGATTTAGAAGAACAAATTACTGAACAAGTTAGAAGTTTAGATTCTGTGGCAAACTCTGTAATTATTTCTAAAATACAGAGCTGGATAACAACTTTCTTATTTCCTGATTATAGAGATAATAAGGGATGGATTACAGATGGTCCTGATGGTCAAAAAGCATTTGATAATGTTTCGTTTGAACAATCAGGTGAACAATTTATAGTAACTGCAACATTAACAATGAGTGTTACACCAAGATTTAGTTTTAATTTCTTGACCTTCATTGTTCCTGGGCAAAATGTATAAACGGAGGATTTGAAAAATGGCTTTTAGAGAAGCAGGAGAACCACAAGGACCAGTTGGCTCTGGTATAGATTGTTTTTTAATGCAAGATAACACCATACTTGCATATAGTACAGATTTAAATATCTCCGAAGATTACATGTTGGACGGAATACAGACTCTTGGATATTACGGTTTTAAAGATTTATTGTCTCTAGGTTATGACTGTAATATGACAATGGGGACATTCTTACTCAGGGGAGCAGATATCGCAGGAAGTGTTAGTCTTCCTGGTTGGCAACCGGACGGAAATAACAATATAAATAGTGCTGGACTTTATACATTTACTGGTTTAGACGTTCACACCCTAACAGTTTTATTCACGGCTTTAGGATGTAAATATGGTGGTGGAGACTTAACAATTGCACAAGGAAGTTTGATGACTCGCCAGACAAGATGGAGAGCACGTCAACTTTTGCCAGGGCTTCAAACTAGTTAAATTTAGACATAAAATTTTATATAAAAAAGGTGAAAAGACAATGAATCTATTGAATCTTGAAGACGAAAAGTTAAAACACATTAATGTAAAAGGATATAAGTTTAAGATTAGATATACTACTCCTTTGGATAGGGTTCAAATCATCCAGAGGAGAATGAATCTACAGAACGGTCATCCCGTAGAGGCGATGACTGAAGCTGAATATCTTTATTTTGAAAATATTGCAATAGTTGATATCTGCATAGAAGAAATGCCTGATGACTTTAAAGATAATGAATCCTGTCTCAAATGGGAGGATATAGAACTGATCAACATGGTCGCAGAAGAAATAAGAAAACATACAGAAGACATTCAGTCTAAATTAAAAAAAAATAAACCTATTGTTGGAAGCAACTAAATATGAATATTTTATTGATGGATTTTTATTAAAACATTTTGGGGTGTGGCCCACAACAATGGACAAAAATAATCTTTTTGAGGAGCAAAAAATATTTATAGTTAACTTAATGGGAATAATTCCAGATAAAGAAAATTGGTCTTTGCAAACTGAATATAGAAAAAAACTTGAAGAAATAAATAAAATTACAAAAATTAAGTTAACACAAACTGATATTGATCTGGTAAAATTACAAAATAGAAATATTGAACTTATTAAAAAAGAAAGATTATTTGAAGAAAAAAGAAAGAAGATAAGAGAATTGAAAGAAAAATATCATATATTCGAAGAAAAAGAAAATAAAGAAAAAGATATTTATAAAGATTTTGTAAAAGATCAAGAACCAAAAAAAGATCAAAATGGAAAATTATGGGATATCCTACAAGGTAAAGGGATAATTAAATAAGATGCCAGATTATAAAATTAAATTTGAATATGAGGGTTTAGGGAAAAAAGCCTCAGCTGGTCGTCAAAATGCTTTACAGGCTCAAAAAAAATCAATGGGTCTTCCTGAAATAAGTAAACCTTTATCAAAAAAAGGTATTTCAACTCAACAGGGTTTTGGAAAAGAGACTGTTTCTTCTATAAAAGTTTTAAATAAATCAATTAAAAAATTAATATCATCAAATGAATCTCTTGCTAAAAATATTAAAGGTAGTTCTGCTCTTGGTAGGGGTGGTTCAGGTGGAGGTTTAGGCGCAGGTGGAGCCGGTATTGGTAGAATCGGTGCATCTATTCCTATATTGGGTGCAGCAATTGCAGCTATTGGATTTTCTGTTCAAAAAATAAATCAAATTGGAAATGCATACATTGAAAAAGCTAGCCAGCAATTAGGGAATGTTGGGATCGGTGGATTCAGAAGAGGAGAAGGCGTTTATAATGCTGCTCAAATGGGAGCAGGAATGAAAGCCTATGGGATGGGAGCAGGCCAATTTGCTACTGGAGCAACACCAAATAAAACGGCTCTACAGATGGGTGGAGTATTTGGATTGTCAGCTGAGGAAACACTTAGAACAGCCGGACAATTTAAAAGAGCAGGAGCAAATTATCAACAAGCCGCATATACTGGAGCAGGTGCAGGAATTCAAACAGAACTTCCAATGTTACTCACTGGAATGGCTGATATTTTAACAGAAGCTATTCGTGATGGTGTTAACACTAGTGATATGTCAAAAGATCTTGCAAAAGAAGTATCTGCTTTAACAATGCGTACACCTGGAAAAAGCGTAGAGGCTGCTTTAAATATTGTTAGAAGTTTTCAAGGCGTGCAAAAAGGTCTAGCTGGCGGTAAAATGGGAACTGCTCAAGGATTATTTGCAGCTAAAGCCAGTCAACAGATGCTAATGGAACGCATAACTGGAAAAGGTGGTAAAGAATATATAAAGTCCTTAGAAGATCAGGGATTTATTAGTGCTAAACAGGCAAAAGCCATGGGTGGATTAGAAAAAGGAACTGGATTTGAAAAATTCTTAGAGACTTCTCCGAGTGCTGCCTATTCACTTCTTAGAAAGTTTACAGCTGAGGCAAGTCCTGCAATGCTTCAGAAAAGAACTATTGGAATTATGAAAAGTAAATTTGGAGATACCCCTGAGGGCAGACAGAGAGCTTATGATTTTGCACTCAGTCAAGGTTTTTCAGAAAATCAGGCTCAATTAGAGACATTAATGCAACCAGGACAAGATATAGGTAAGAAAACAACTGAAGCAGGAAGAAGGGTTTTAGCTGGAAAATCGAAGCAAGTTGAAAGAAGTGAAGCTGGTATGACTGTTCAAAGACAACGGGTTAGGGAAAATTTAATCTTTAAATATGGAAATGAATTTGCAAAATCATCTTTAAAAATGGAAAAAGCAATGATTAGTCTTGCAGAAGGAGTAATGCCAGTAGCCTCTGCTGCAATTAGTAAATTAGGAGAAGTTACTGCTGAAGCTTCAAAATCAATTAGTACTTCAATTGAAAATTTCGGTAAATTGAATAAAAAAATGTCAAACATGAAAATTAGTTCTGATCCATTTTCAAATCTTTATGAGTTAGCGAAATAAATAAATGGAATTTTTTAAAAATACAATAATAGGACAAGCTGCATCAGGAGATAAAAAGATTGTCTTCAATGCTGGATATGAAGCTAGCTTAGAATATGCAGAGCCAAAAACAGTTATTACTCCTAAGATACAACTTTTATTTTCTCCTTATGGATTACCATTTGTTCCTATAGAGATAATTGGAACAAATATTAACAAAATTCTAACGAATTTTCAGTGGACAAAAGATAGAACAAATCCTGGTGGAATGCTTCAATTTACAATTGTACCTGATTCAAGAACTATTCAAGACATAGTAGATATTTTAAATAAATTTTCTTTTAATTTTTACTCAAAGATATGGGGAGAACTTGGTGTTGACTTAGAAGATTTATTTAAGCCAATGACTCTTTGTCAGTTATGGATAGATGGTTATCATGTAATGACTGGCACAGTTCGAGGTTGTTCAAGATCCTCTAGTGCTGAAAATGAGGATAGACAAATAAGTTATAGCGTAACCATTGAAGAACTTGGAAATATTTATAATATGGGAACGACTAGTTTGGATTATATCTTACTCGATGGGATGCAGACTCAAATAGCTGATTCCATGAAATTTGCACTAGGTTTATCCTCTAATTTAAAAGGAGTTTCTGTAGCAACTGGATTAAATGCTATTTTAAATGCTTTTATTGCTACAAATCTTACAGAAGATGTAACTCTTTCAGATGGATTTCCTCTTGCTTTTAGATTGTTTGCAAAACCAAATCCTTTTGGAGCAATTGCAAATTCTTCAATTGCTTCATATATGACCATGGATTCTTCTCTATATGAACTTAATTCAGCCGGATCTTCTCAATCGGTATGGTCTTTTATGCAATCATTTATTCCAAATCCATGGATGGAATTTTTTACAGAAAGTGGTGGAAGAACTATGGTTGTAGATGGATTAGGTGTTCCATCTGTATTGTTACCAGGAGCAAATTATGTTGTGGCGAGAACTGCACCATATTCAAATCCTATGCTTGGAACTGTTAATCCTGCATATTTTGCTCAGAATTTATTATTTGATTTATCTTTTATTCAAATGCTTGTTGGAGGAGATTTTATAATAATTACAGATGATATGATTTCTGAAAAAAATCTAGGATTTGATAGTGTAAACCAATCAACTGTATTTAGAACTTCATATACTTCAAAAGCAGTTAGCGCAGGAGTTGCAGATTTAAGAGATAAAGGAATTAAATCTGCCGGTCCTTTAAATCCTTTCGCAAGTGGAGGGATTCCAACTTTTGGAATTAGGGAAATGACACAAACGATTGACTGCACATCTCTAATTGGTCTTGGCTCTACTGCAAGTTATGTAGAAAGAATTGCTAAAAACTTATTAGGAATTTCTGGAATAATGCCTTCTAAAAATCATTTAAGTAATTTATTATCGACATGGTTTAGAAATCAATCTAGATTTAGAGAAGGAACAGTAACTTGTAAAAATATTCCTTATGCTCGACCAGGTATGTATTGTTTATATCTTCCCTCAAATTCAGGAAAAAAAGTTGAAAATTTAAGAGATATAGGAATTTATTATATAGATTCATTAAGTCACGAATATGGATTAAGCAATGAAGATATGAGTTTTACAACAACTCTTAATCTCATACGAGGGGTACCACTTCCTACAAGTGTTGCTCAAACCGCTATGTTATTATTTGATTTTGAGGTATTGCCTCCAGAGGCAGGATTAGGAGATGGAGAATATACAGTTTTAAAAAATTTAAGAAAAGCATCATCGGTATTATAATGAATAGACAAAGAAAATTGGACTTAAATTTAGGTAAAGATACTCACGCCAGACAATATCAGGCGAATATTTTTAAGCAACAAAGTACGAGTACTTTCCAAATGTTGGCTGGAGAAGTGCTAATTACAGAACCTGAGCCTCTTTTTAAGCAAAATATGGTCACGGTTGCTCTTGCTAGAGGTGGGAATATAACAAGTGTTGCTTATCCTGGAGCTTTTGTGGAGCCAGTATCAGGAAATATTCATGGTACTTATGAGGGTCCAATTCCTGGACAAATGGTAATGGTAGGCTTTGAAAATGGAAATTCAGGAACACCTTTTGTAGTAAATAGATATCCTTATCAAGGAAACGGAAATACCTTAACGGAGCTAGCATATACTAATCCACTAACACGGGCTCTTTATGATTCTACAGATGTGATTATGGGTCATTTTTCAGGATCTTATATTTCTTTAAATACAGGAATTTTAAGTGGACAACTACCAGGAAGTATTACAGTTGGAGCAGTGACTGATCTTAACTTAAATGCTAATACAAATATTGCTTTAAATTCTTTATTTGGATTAGTTTCTATAAACTCTGCGACTCAAAATATGAAAACTTTAGTTGATGCCTTCCTTGATATTCTCACGAATTTCGGAACAACTGGATCGCCTACTAATCATGTAACAAATGCTGCAACTAAAGCTTTAATTGCAGCTGAAAAAGTAAAATGGGCACTTTTATTACTTTAAGGAGAAAAAATGTCATTAAATAAAGCACAATTAATAATAGATTTAACAAGTGCTTACAATCAAGCGAAAACAGTTGAGACAACTGAGGCTCAATTTGCAATATCGATAGCAGATGCTATTGATGCATTTGTAAAAACTGGAACAGTTACAACTCCAATTGGAGTCGCAGTTGCAACTCCAAATACATTTGTTGGAACAACAACAGCTCCTGGGATAGGAGTTATCTCTTAAAATTTTATTCGTTGACAAAAAGAGTTATTTTTTTTATTCTATAAGAGACTAGCCATTTAATAAGGCATTGAAATAACAAAAAAGGAAAAATATTATATTGTTATGAATTTGCCTCTACTCATACAGCAACTATATGGAGAATTTCAGTTTACTGGTCTATATTCTTTTGAGTTTGTAGATAGAAACAGAAATACCATTACAGAAGTATTTTTTATGTGTCCACCAAAGGGAAAAACAGTTTCAGAACCTACACGTTCCAGCACTATTCCCACTCTGGGTGGAAATTATAATGTTGATGGTGGAAATGCCACGAAAATGATTACTCTTTCAGGTGATTTATATTTTCCCTATATTGGAAGTCCAGATAATCCTATCGCAAGAAATAATAATAATTTAGAAAATACTCTTTCTGGATTAGAAGAATTTTTAAAATTACGTTGGATGTTAATTCGTTATCGAGATTATACAATAACAACTAATTCAAAAATTAGTATTCCTTCTAGTATAATCGGAGTTAGTAAAGAAATAAATGCTCTATATAAAAAAGTTTCAAAACAAGTTAAGGAACAGTCCGGAGCTTTATTAGATGAAATAAAATTAATCTTTCATGATTACGATATGGATGATCATTTCTATTGTAGAATTGATAATTTTACAAGTACTCAATCAGATGCAAAATATATCGCTATAGATTATAATATTTCAATTGAATGTTATGAGCCTGATGATATCCAATCAACATTACAGATGAATCTAAGAAAACAAACAACAAATGAAAGCTTAGATATTTCATCAAAACAATTGGAATTAATTCAATATGATGAAGCTTATGATGATATTCAGGCTGAAATAGGTTCTAATTCATCCTTTATAGCAGTTGCTTCTACTGTAGAATTAGCAATTGATAATATTATAGAAGAAAATGAAAACATTCAAGCCGGAAAATCTACAGCTTCATCATTTTTACCCATATATAATTCTACTCTTTTAGCAAGTACAGAATCAGCACTTGATTTTTTTATTAATACTTTTCTAACAAGTAGTCAAAAGACTGACTATGAAGTCGGTGATATTACAATTGATGATTTTATTGATAAAGACTTATTAGTTTTTTATAATATATTACAAAAAATAAAATTACAGGCAGAATCTATTCAAGGAATTTTGAATTCAATTCCTAAATTTGAAGATATCCGTTATTCTGTAAATGCAGATGATTATACCTTAACGGAAGAACAATTTGACTCAGATGATGCTAGCAAAGTTGAGAATACTGCTAATTTTTATTATTATACTGTATTAGAAGGCGATACTTCAAGAATAATAGCTCTAAGAGAATTAAACGATCAAGAAAAATTTGTTAATATTTTAAAAATAAATAATATAACCGAAAATAATTTTATAGATGGAGAAATTGTTGGAGAACAAATAAAAATACCTATTGATAAAAGTGTTGTTACAAGAGGTGATGATAATTTAGTTTATGAAACAGATCTTGACAATATTGAGAATTTTATTTTTGGCAAAGATATAAATGTGTCTTTGAATAAAGAGTTAGTCGCCTCTGCAACTGGTGATTTGTTGGCATTAGATGGAATAGAAAATGCTTATAAAAATATAGAGAATAGAATAGATAGTAATAAAGGAAGTTTAAATGTTTTTAATCCTAATTATGGTACAATTTCTATAGATGAAAGCAATGCTCCTCTATATGTAAAAATTGATAGGTATTTAACTGATATAGTTTCTCAGATTCAATCAGATCCACGGGTTTCAAGTGTACAGCTTGACCTGAAATCATTGCAATGGGTTAAAGATTCGGTTTCTGTTTCCACAAAAATATTCTTTATAGGAAATGAAAATGCAAGGGAGGTTACAGTCTAATGGCTGATATAATAAAAATCTATACGGCTGAACAGCTTTATGCTATATATAGAAATTATTTATTATCTAAAAATGTTGGTTTAACAGATTTTAATTCAGGTTCAAAAATAAGATCATTAATTGAATCAAATTCAGAGGTTATTTCAAGTATTTCAATGGATTTTAAAGAATCAATATATAAATCTATTCCTGTAGCTTTATATGAAGGATTTAGATTTCAAAAGACAGCTGCTATAAAATCAACAGGATTCATACGTCCATATCGAAAGCCAGCCTTTTTCATAACTTATACCGGAGCTGGAACTTCTGCTAAAATAACTTCTACTGCTACAGATATTTTATCCGCAGTAACTGGAGCACCTACTGATGCTTTTAGTTTTGATTATACCACATATAACACAATTGGATCAGTAGTTTCTGCAATTGATGCCTTAATAAATTGGAGCGCTACTTTAGTCTTAGACACTTCTTTAGAGTCGATAATTCTTTATCAGTATGCAGCAAAAGAAGCCTTAAATGCTTCAAATTATTTAGATACAGATGGATTAGATATAATGCTCAATACAGCTATTGAAATCGCTATTCCAACTGGATATTCAGTAAGTATAGATCAATTAACATTTCTATCTATCATAGATGGTACAATATCGGCTGGAAATTCAGGTGTTCAATTAAATTCTCAGGCATCATTGGCTGGAGTAGACGGAAATATTTTGGCAGGATCAATTGATACTTTAAATGGAAAAGGATTCATAAACTCTTCCATAGAAGGAATTGAACAAGTTATAAATGATGCCTCTTTTTCGGGGGGAGCTGCTGGAGAATCTGACGATGCACGTAAAACTAGATTTGCTGAAACTGTAAACTCCCTAAATGCAGGTACTGCTACAGGTATAATTGCTGCAATAAAAAGTATTACGGGAGTAAGAAGTGTAGGAATAAGAGAATCCTATCCTTTCAAGGGTACAAACACTATTATTGTAGATGATGGAACTGGGATTATTAGTACAGAACTACAAGCTGAAGTTGAAAAAGTTCTTTATGGCGATCCAAGTGATATTATAAATTTTCCAGGAAAAAATGCAGAAGGAATTGGATATAATATTGTGGCGCCAACAATTGTAGATGTAAGTATAGGTCTTACAGCATATAGACTTCCAAATGTAAATGTAGATTTAAGCGAAATAACTGAAGATGTTCAAACAGCTGTAGAACAATATATAAACACTAGAGGACTAGGAGAGGATGTTGTCTTAAGTGAAGCCAATAGAGTAGGTAAAAATTCTAATGCAGCAGTTTATGATTTAGTTGTGACCAGTCCAAGTTCAAATGTAACAATAGATGAGAATCAATTTTCAAAAACAGGGCCAGGGACAACTGGTGTTATCACAGTTACGGCAGTAATAGCGGCAAGTGTATAGAAAATGAGTATAACGGATAGAATAAATAGTAATTTACAAACAGTTTACAACATTGAAGATCCTAAATACAAGGCCCTAATCTGTGATAAAGATGGAACTAATCCTGATACAATAACAAAACCTACAGATATCGATTTAGGAGTTATCACAAGTCAAATAGAATTTCTAAGAAGATTATCCATAGATTTATTAAAACAAATTTATATTGATCAAGCATCGGGTGAATTTTTAAAATTTCAATTAAATGAATTTTTTGATAGTTTAAGACTTGAAGATGAAACAGATACTGAATGGGTTCAAAGAACAATTGCAACTGTTTTAGGACAAAAAGTTTCCAGAGCTTCAATTATATATGCACTAAGACCATATTCAAGTCAAGAACCTGAAATAACTACAACTTTACAAGAAAGTGCTTTTGCAGATTTTTCTTTTGCAGATGCATATACAACAGAAACATTTACTGAAATAACAACAATTATTGATAATTATTTTAATTGGACTTCAATAACGCAACCTGAAACAAATTCATGGCAAAATACTGCATATGGTAATGGAGTATTTATTACAGTTGCAACTAATGGAACAAACAGAATAATGAGATCTGAAGATGATGGATTAACATGGTCAGCTGTTTCAGCTTCTGGTGTTAATTCATGGCAAGGTATTGCATATGGCAATGGTGTTTTTGTTGCTGTTGCATATAATGGAACAAACAGAATAATGAGATCTGAAGATGATGGACTGACATGGACATCTATAACAGAACCTGAAACAAATGGATGGATGAATGTTGCTTATGGCAATGGTGTTTTTATAGCTGTTTCTGGAGGTCCTGGAGCAAATAGTATAATGAGATCTGAAGATGATGGACTGACATGGTCAGCTGTTCCTCCTTCAGATACAAATACATGGCAAGGTATTGCATATGGTAATGGAGTATTTATTACAGTTGCAACTAATGGAACAAACAGAATAATGAGATCTGAAGATAACGGTTTAACATGGGTTTCAGTAGTTGGTTATGATTCAGTTGCATGGCAAAATATTGCATATGGCGATGGTGTCTTTATAGCTATTGGCCCTAATAGCATAATGCGTTCTGAAGATGATGGATTAACATGGGAAAATATTACTTCTCCAGAAAATAATATATGGATAAATATATCATATAATCAAAGCAATAATACTTTTATTTCTGTTTCTGGATCTGGATCAAATAGAATTATGATTTCTGAAACAAATGGGTTAACATGGTCTTTAGCTACAGCACCTGAAAATAACAGTTGGATTGGATTAGCAAATAATAGTAATGGACTTTTTATAGCTACATCTGGAGATGGAACAAATCGTATAATGAGATCTTATCATGATAGCTTCACAACTTCTGAAATAATTTATGTACTGCCTGCATTAGCTGGAAGTATACTTAATTCTCTTTTTACAGTAAAAGTAACTTTATACGATACATCAAGAGAAGATATCTGGACTGTTCAAAATATTTTAAGAAAAATATTAGCAGCCGGAATTTCATATATTTTAGAGATAATATATACATAATAAGGATAAAAAAATGCGTGATATAAGAACATTAAATATGTCTGAAGGTCAGAAAATAGAATCTGATCTTGTAACAAAAAGAATTGGAGATTTATCTTATCGAAATTTAGGCACATTTATGAAATCTTCTTTATTTGATTCTGGAAAAGCTTTAATTGTTGGAAATGGATTAAGAGTCGAGCCTAGTTCAGGAATGACTATTAATGTTCCTTCTGGAAGTGTTTTTCAACGATTTAATGATGTAATTCCATGTATTCAAATTGAAGATCAAACCGTGACACTAGAAGCTGCAACAGGAGTCGCAAGAACAGATATAATAGAGGCCCAGGTTCAAAAAATTGCAGATAAAAACGATTATTCGCAAGTTGCAACTATTGCAAGTGGATCAGCTATTTCAATTACAAATGAATTAATAAAAAGAGATATAAAATATTATTTATCTGTAAGAAGACAAACAGATACAACAGATTCTACAGTCGCAATAGCTGGAGTTTTAACCGGAACAATTGCAATTCCAGGAACAATTGATTTATCTACAGAATATTTATTAAATATTTCAGATGGAGAAGATGGATCTTTTCAAGAAATAGATTGTCGTGGAGCAACTCCAATTGCAACAACACCTACTGAAATTATAAATGCTATAAATGCAGCTGTTGGAAGAACAATGGCCTCAATTGGAGCAGGTGATGTAATTGTTTTAACTGGAAATGGAGAAGGAGAATCAAGTTATTTCGAGATAAAACCTCCAGCAACAGATACAGATAAAGATTGTTTGCAAATAGTTTTTGGCGTATCTATTGGTGGAGCATATAGATATGTTTATGAGGGAACAAATGAATGGTTTAAGCTAGCTGAATTTGATGTCGGAACAACAACTACAGTAATAACTACTGGATTAATTAGAAATATAGATCAAAAGAATACTTGGGCGAGTGAATCAAGTGATATTGTAGTTCAAAGTCACCTATATGATCATGTAACTATAACAAATGATGGAAATATGGGATTAGGATTAATTGATTCTGGATTAGTCAGTAATTCTTTAGTTAGTGGTCCGTTTTTTGCTTTAGGTGATACCGATACAGGAATCGGTCAAGACGGAACTGATATATTAGATATTTGGACTGGTGGTGTTAGACGTGTTACGGTTGACAATGCGGGTAATATAGGAATAGGGATCAATTCTCCTTCATTTAATTTTCAACTTAATAGTGATACAGTTGTAAGTTATTTTCATATAACAAATGATGATTCTGGAACAACAACGTCTGATGGATTAGTTTTAGGACTTTTAAACGAAGTAGCTATTTTAAATGTAAGAAGTGATTGGCCTTTAACTATTTTAACAAATGATTCAGAAAGAATAAGAATTTCGAATGATGGAATGATTTCAACAGGAGGCGAAACTGAACCAGACATTTTAGCTCATGGTATATGTACGAAAACAGATGGAAATGGAAATACTTTTACACATAAACGCTCTTCGATTACACATGGGTTTTCTTCTATAGCTGAAGTAGATACTTTTTTAGAAATAGAAGATATTGCAAATGGTAGAACAATTATCTCAACATATTCAACAAATTCTTCTACCAATTCTTTAGTTTTAAATTGTTATGCAGATGTGGGTTCTTCAGCAGATGGAGCATGTACTATTTCAGGGTTTAAACGATCTGGAACTAATATATCATCTTTAGGGGCAGGAGAAGGTATTTTTCAAGTCGCAAATGCTGGGACAACTAAACTAAGAGTTTACGGGAATGGAGATACAAAATCATCTACTGGTTCATTTACTATTTTTGATGATGAAGAAGACTTGCAATTAGTTAGAACTCTTAATGCCATGTTTTATGATGGACCGAATAAAAGAGAACTTTATCCAAAAATAATAAAAAAATATGGTAAGAAGTTAGAGAACTTAGGTATAATTGAAAATGGTTTTAGATCCCATGATAATAGCTGGGCTTTGAATTTAGGAGCAATTGGTCAATTGTTTAATATAGTAAAAAATATTGGTAAAAAATTGAATTTATCCGAAGAGCAATTATTAGAATTTTCAAAAGATTACTAATAAAAATAAAAGAGGAAAGAATGAATAATACAGAAAACATTTTAATAAAAGAAAAGTATCAAATATCCAGTAAAATATTACAAGATTTATTATTATATTTAAACAATAAGCCTTATGGAGAAGTGAATTTTTTATTTGCTAGTTTAATAAAAAGGATTCAAGAAGAAAATTCTTTAGAAATTTCTAAAGAAAAATTAGAAAAATAGATCTTAAAATACAAATATTAAGAAGTTATAATTTCTTAATATTTGTATTGATTTTCTATATATATTATTTTCCATAAATAATATATATTTTTTGAATATCTAACTCACTAGGCTTTGAACTATAATTTAATTCCTTTTTTGAATTTAATATTTCTAATGACGGTCCATCTCCATTGCTACAAGTATAATAATCATAATGCATTATAGAGCTATAATCATATTCTAAAGATTCCTCTCTATATAACGGATTGTCTAATATTTGAAAATTATTTTGAAATCCTTCTAATATATTTTCAAAATTAATTATAACATAATCATCTCGATCTGGTCTTTGATGTTCATGTGTCAATCCTAAGACATGACCTAATTCATGTGTAATACATTTTTTAGTGTAAATATTTACATTTCCTAGTTGCATAAAGGAATTTTTACTTCTTCCAATTATAGATTTATAATTATTTGTATTTATACTTCTAAGGATATTGACAGAATATTCTTGATCTTTCTTTTCAGTAAATATTATGTTTGTCTTAGCTGTCCATTCTTTCATACAATCTTCTATAATTTTTTTTTCTTTTTGTGTAAATTCATCTTGATAATTATAATAAACTATTCCATCTTCCCATTTATCAATTTTTAGAACTGTTTCTTCTTCAATAATGCATGAAGTAAAAAGAAGTGATAAGATTATTGTTATTATTGTTTTCATAAAAATACTCCCTTATTCTTTACTTTATATTAATAAATATACAAAAAGTAAAGAATAAGGTCAAGTATTTTTTTATTTTTTTATTTTTTTATTCTATTTTGCCCAAACTGGCTTTGGATTTCCATTTTCAGAACCTTGAGTCGTTACAGATGGTGAAGTCTCAACTTTTGAGGTATTACTTTCTTTTATAGGCAAAACTTTATTTATTTTATTTGGAAAATCTTCATCTCCAGTCATCTTAATATCAATAAGAAGTGGTTTATTATGTAGAATTTCAGTATCAGTCAATTCATTCAAATCCAATGCATCAAGAACAAAATTCATTTGTTTTTTCCCTATATTTTCTGCAACTTTATTCTCATGTTTAGCATTAATAAATTGATTAATCTTTCTTCCATTTAATGGTCCATCTATAATTTGATATTTAAGAACAAGTACCATTCCAGTCCCTTTAGAATTATCTTTGTATTCTGTTTCATAGATAATTGCTGAATATAACCCTGCTGGTATCGCTGGAAATTCGTCTTTAATTTCTTCTTTTACATAATTTACTCTAGGCATAATTATTCTCCTTTTTTATTAGTTTTATTAGTTTTATTAGTTTTATTAGTTTTGTTGTTATTTTCTGTCAATAACCATTCCATTATATCGGAACAGTGTTCTAGAGAAACATTAATATCACCAAGTCCAAAACTGTTCCCATTCATCATAGATGGTTTTTCTCCAGCAAGGTTCAATACTCTTTTTTCAGATGAAAAAGCTTTTCCTTTTTTACTTAAATCATTTTTATCAGGTGTTTTGATAAACACTTCTTGATCATAAAAAGCAATAATATCTGCCCATTCCTCTACAATAGCTAAGGCGTGTTTATCTATCTTCATAACAAATTTATCATAAGGGTCCATGGTTGGAAGATTAACAGTAATCGTTTGAGAATGAGCTATTGCGATTATATTATAGCCTGCTGCTCTTAAAATATCACAGTTCTGAAAAAAGATCTTCCAACCTGCGACAGCGTGGTATTTTAATCCTTTTTGGAAGCCTGTTTCTTTGCTGTGATCATCAGTTAGAGATTTAATTTCTTTAGAACTTTGATCATTTAATTTTTTTAAAACAACTTCATGAATTATTGGCTCTAACCAATCCAAACTATCAATTATAATTGTTTTAAAATCATGTTTTCCAGAAAGAATGAAGTCAAACCATCCCATCAATTCGCTATAAGTTTTAACCAATGGGGCTTTTTCTGTATCAATATGATCGACACGATCTTCAGTAGGAATTAAAAAAGAATTCTTTGTTGATGCAGCAAGCGTAGTCTTTCCTAGTTTAGGTGGACCATAAATTACAATTTTTCGAGGCATTTTTTTTACGCCTTTTTGAATATTTTTTAAACTAAATTCCATTAAATATTACTCCTTTGTTTTAAATTTTTTCTACCGTTATTGTAGATTTATTTTCTTTAAACTCTACACAATCAGAAATTTTTTTATAGATAAGATCTTCATTTTCCTTTAAATATTCAAAACCTTTTAAATCAAGACTAAAAGAAATTTTCTCAGGTCTGAAATTTTCTGGAATTTCTTGTCTAATTAAAATCCACTGTTTTTCATTTAATTTATAAACAACATTTTTCTTTATGTTTATACTAAACTTTTCCTCTTTAAAGGTTTTAGATTTTTCATCAGGATTTAATTTATATTGATCTTGGATTTGTTCCTCAATCTTCAAACGATTTTGCTTTGCCTTATTTTCGGCTTTTTTAAGTTTCAACCATTCCTTTAATAAACTTTCTTTATCCATTCTTGTTTCCTTTTTCAAATTCTCGTAAGCCTAGTTCCATAATTTTTATGTACCCTTCTTGAACTTTGTCAATATTATGTTTATTTATAGAACTCTTCACTTTTCTTCTAAATTCTCTACTACAAATAATATTAATTCTAGCTTGATCATCAGACATTATAACCTCCTTTAAATAGTTTTACTGCTTTATTTTGTTAATTCTTACTAATTTACATAAAAAATATAAATAAATATTCAATTTGTCAACTAAAAAAAATAAAAAAATAAAAAAATATGAAAATAACTTGACAACTTTAGAAATATCTTTTATCTTTTGTCATATAGGAAAAAATAGAAAGAAACATAAAAAAGTATGAAGAGGGTGTTATGATTTCATTTACCAATTTACGTAAAGGATATGTAATAGGAATTATTGATTATTATGGTTGTGTTCATTCTAAATTTTTTAAATTAAACGAAGAACATAGTCATGGAAATACTTTTCAAGGAAGTAGCTTTAAGCGATGGAGATGGTATGCCTATAAAGATATACAGATATCCCCTTTTTCCTCTACATTTGATATAGAAGAAATTGATAAAGTTAGAAGACATTTAACAAAAAAATACCGAATAAAATTTACAGAAAATGGAGCCCCAGATCTTCAATTTTTTAAAAGAAAAGTTGAAGAAGAAAAGATAGAGGAGTCTAAAAATGTTTAACATTGATTCAGAAATTTTATTTATTATCTTTTGGATTTTTTATTCCATTTTTATTCTTATTCAATTATTTAAGAAAAAAATATTTTTGGCTTTGTTAAAAGAAAGTCTTACCGTAACCAAGGAGGAAAAAGAATGAAGATTAATTGGATTCTTATTGCTGTATTAGGATTTCTTATGGCTTTCTGGATTGGAATATTATATTTAACTTTAGGATAAAAAGGAGAATAAATAATGGCTAAAATACCAAAAATCATTAAATTTGATGAAACACTTATGAAAGTAGATAAAAAATTAGAAGAAAAACAAAGGCTAGAAGGTCCAAGAAATTATCTGGGGATGTCTCAGATAGGCGAGGAGTGTTGGAGAAAACTTTTTTACTCCTTTAGAGGCTGTAAAAAAAGAGAAATTGCTGCTTCTGGAATTAAAGCTATAGAAGACGGGTTTAAGCAAGAAGACATTATGGCTGAAAGACTCCGACTTCTTTCTTATATAGAATTACATACTATGGACCCGAATAATCCAAAGGAACAAATAGGTTTTAAAACACTTCTTGATCATTTTAGAGGACATTGTGATGGAATGATTAAGTATATAAAAGAAGCTCCCCAGAGTTGGCATGTCTGGGAGAATAAATCTGTAAATGAAATTAAATTTAAAAAAATGTTGAAATTCCGAGAAGAGCTTGGAGAAAAAAATGCATTAAGGGAATGGGATGAAATATATTATGCTCAAGCGCAACTCTACATGCATTGTGCAACTGTAGAGAGACATTATCTTACGATCCAAACTCCAGGGGGAAGAGCTTATCTTTCAGTCAGAACTAATTACAATGCAAAACAAGCCGAAGCTTTAATAGAAAAAGCTAAAGTAATCATTTTTGATAATTTTTCTATTCCTGCTAAGCTATCTGAGAAGAGAGAATTCTATAAATGCAAGTGGTGTGAATTTCAAGAAATTTGTCATGACGGTGATTTCCCAGAAGTAAACTGTAAGACATGTAAATTCTCGGAACCAACTAAAAATGGCCTTAGATTGTGTCATAAAAAAAATGAAACCCTTGATAATAATAAATTATTTCTTAATAATTGTACCAGTCATCTCTATAATCCTGCTCTTATCTCAGCGGATGTAATAGATGAACAAGAAGATTGTTTCTTATATAGAACAGCATCAGGATTTATCTTCGCCAATTGTACCAGTTCCGGAATGCCAGCTGCTAATGAAAATATCAATATTGAATCAATTCTTCCAAGCCTAGAGCTATTCGAAAAAATAAGGAGTGTTAATAACTTTTCAAAAGAAGCTTTAACTATTCAAAAAACTTTTGATGGTGATATTTTAGGATCAAAAGAAAAGACTCAAAAGGCATGGGAATCAAATAATAAGTTAAAAGGGATATGAAGATGAAAAAGATATTATTTGAGGTAAAATTACCTTATAATGTAGAAGTAAATGAAGAACAATTTAAAATTCTTAATAAATATTTTAACATAGAATACAAATCAGAAGAGCATTTTAAATTATCATCATATGACGATAAATACAAAGAAATGAATGAAGATGAATGCGAGCAATATAAAAAAGATAAATACAAAGAATATTTAGCTAAAGAGTTCAAAGAAATAGTTAAAAATGAGAATAAAGCTGTTGTAGACTTAATTTTATGTGCAGAAGAGTGTACTTTTGTTTCTTTAGAGATACTTAAAAAAGTTGAAATTGAATTTGAGTCAAAAATAACCGATTTTTCTGAAATTGTTGAACGATTTGAAAAAGTAATTTCTAAAATACCAGAGAATACTTTTAATAGTCAATGTGATGTGCATATAGGTGGAAGTCTTTTAATGAATGTTAATGACTTAAAATTATTAGAAGACTGCTGTACAGATAAAGTGCAGGAAGAATTAAATAAAGGTTGGCGAATAGTCTCTTGTTGTGTTCAACCAGATGGAAGAAGACCAGATTACATTCTAGGGAGATACGAAGACGTTCAAAAAATGTTAGATATTTCTGGTTATATCGGAATATTTTTAAAAAAGAGTATGAGGAGCAATAGTAATTTATGTTAACACCAAGATATTATCAGCAACAAGCAATTGACGCCTTTTTCGATTATGCCTCAAATAATTATGGGAAGCATCCAATAATTGTTCTCCCAACGGGAAGTGGAAAATCTCTGGTCCAGGCTAATATTATAAAAAAGATATTAGAGTATGAACACACTAGAGTTTTAATGCTTACTCATCAAAAAGAACTCATTAAGCAAAATGTTGGAGAATTAATAGAAAATTTAGATAATGATTTGTTTCTTGATGTAGGGATATATAGCGCAGGCTTGAAAAAAAAAGAAATAGGAAATCGTGTGACTTTCGCTGGCATTCAATCCGTATGGAAAAAGGCGTGGGAAATGGGATGGTACGATGTAATCTTGATTGACGAATGCCATTTAATAAATGATAAAAATACTGGAATGTATCGTACATTTTTATCTGAATCTGAAAAAATAAATAAAAATATCTTAATAGTCGGTTTGTCCGCAACTCCATTTAGAATGAAGAGTGGTTTACTTACAGATGGAGAAGAAGCTTTATTCAATGATATCTGTCATGAAACGTCTGTGAAAGAACTTATTGAGCCAAATCATCATAATAATTTAGACAAAAAGCAATATCTTTGTAGACTAATTTCTAAAGGAGCTGTAAATAAAGCAGATTTATCAAATGTTCATCTTAGAGGCGGAGAATATATCCCTAAAGAAATGCAGGAAGCTTTTCAAGCTAAAGGATTAATTGTAAAATCTGTTCAAGAATTATTAACATATACATCCGATAGAAAGAAAATACTTATCTTCGCAGCTGGCATTAAGCATGGCGAAGAAGTCCTTGAAGAGTTTAGAAAATTAGGTGTTCTAGCTGAAATAGTTCATTCCGAAAAAACAAATGATGAAAATGATTTAAATATTTTAAATTTCAAAAGAGGAGCCTTTAAATATCTTATCAATATTAATTCTTTAACAACTGGCTTTAATGTAAAATCTATAGATTGTATCGCATTATTGAGATCAACTAAATCACCAGGTCTTTATAGTCAAATGGTTGGTAGAGGATTAAGAATCCATCCAGACAAAGAAGACTGTTTAATTCTAGATTTTGGTTCAAATATAGTTCTGCATGGCCCAATTGATAAAATAGAAATAATTTCAAAAAAAGATGGAACTAGAGAAATCTCTT